GGACTCGATCATCTCCGACTTCTGGATCGCCTCACCCATGTCCCGCAGGTGCATGTCCCCGCCCTTGCGGGACTTCTGCACGTAGGAGTAGCCGGCCTTCTCCATCTCATCGACGGAGATGACATCGCCCTGCAGGTCCACCACCGGCTCGCCGTTGACCTCCACGACCGAGGCCCAGCCGAAGACCTGACGCTTCTCGTCATCGATCTTGGCAAACTCGCCCTCCCAGACCACCGGGGCCCGCTTGTCCACATCGGCCGTGCCGATCCTCCCGGTCGGCAGCTTCTTCAGCGCCCCGGCCCCCTTCTTGGTGGTCTCGATCCCCTTCCGCTGGACGTTGGGGTTGGTCAGCACTGCGCGGGTGACGCTCCGCTTGGTCGGGATCGGACCCGCCTGGGTCACGATGTCAGTCATGTTGCCCTTGGAGACCAGGTGTCCTTGGCGACGCTTCGTGACCGGCATCCCCGGCTTCTTCTTGGTGTCCCCATGCAGGATCCGGGTGGCCATCACCTCCCCGCCCAGACCGGCCACCTCGAGCGGGAGCAGAGCGGCGGCACCCTTCTCGGACTTGACCCCGTGCCTGATCGCGCCGGCGACCTTGGAGGAGGTCTTCATGCCCTTCGGGGCCAGCTTGTAGGCAGCCCGCCCGGCCGCACCCATCTTGTAGCCGGCGTAGCCCAGACCAGCGGCTCCGGCAGTGGCCCCGACCGCGCTCAGCCCGGCGGTGACCGCCCGGCGCTTCCGGTCCTGGTGGGCGGCCAGGTCAGACTGGGTGGGGCTCATCTTCGAGATCTGCGTCAGCAGTTGGTCACCACCACCGCCGAACAGCAGATCGGCCACCGTACGGAACGTCTCGTCGGTGGCATACAGCTCCTGGTCCCGACTCATATCTTCATGATCGCGGTGCGGTCTACTCACATCCGTGGGGGCTGACCGAACGAGGTCGGGGTCTTGGTCTCCGGGGTGACATCGGCTGGCTCCATCCGGTGGAAGGTGATCGGCACCGAGTGCCCGATCTGCATCCGGTTCTCCGGCTCCAGCTTGTACCGGCCGGTGGTCACCCAGGACTCGTAGCCGTGCCTGGTACCGGCGTTCAGCTGCACGGTCTCCCCGAGCTCGGAGTTGTGACCCTCCTCCAGCACCAGGACGTGGACATCGAACTGCTCGGGCTCCATCCCCCATTCCTCCGCGATCTGCGAAGCCTTGATCGACTCGCTGCCGACCACATCACCCGGCTCTCCGCGCGAGTCCTCCTGGTGCCAGGTGACCGGGATGTCGGCATCCCCGATCTGGTCGTTGTCACCGCTCCGGCCCTGGTAGGCCGCATGTGCCACCACGTCGATCACGTAGTCCTCGTTCACCACGCCGATCAGCTTGGTTCCGTCGTCCAGCTCCTGGGTGATCCGGTTCCCGTCGTTGTAGGCCAGGTCCTCGGCCACCGCGTTGATGTTCTCATCGAAGTCCTGGGCGGCCATCGTGGCCGCCTGCTCTCCGTTGGGGAAGAACTCGGTGTCGTTGGTCAGCTCGATGTAGCCGCCGGGGTCGATGTCCCAGGCGTTGGCGATGGTGAACACCGGGTAGGGCAGCCGCAGGGTCGGCACGACCTCGTACGGAGTGGGCTTGGGCGTCTCCGGCCTACGCCGGTTCTCCTCGTTGTAGGCCACGAAGGTCTTGGCGGTGTCGGCATGGATCCGCAGCCGCTGCGTCGGGCTGACCTTGACCTCGGTCCGGGTGGTCGGCTCGGTGGAGACCAGGGTCTTCGGTTGGGTCTCGGCGATGCTGGTCCTGGTCCCCAGGTCTGTCTTCTCCCCGATGTGGGTCTTCTCGGCCTGGGAGATGTGAGTCTTCTCCTCCTGGGCGATGTGGGTCTTGGCCTCCAGCGCTCCCAGCGCCTCCTCCACGGCCAGGACGTGTGCGGCCTGGTCCAGCAGCCGCTGGAACTCCCTGGTGTCTTCCGGCTCGGCTTCGGCCACAGGCTTGGGCTCCGGTCTGGGTGCTGTCGTTCGAGCTCGCACTGAGAACCGTCCCGGGTTCTCCGGGTCGCCCCCGCGCGGGTGCTCCTTGGGGTCCCACTCAGCCTTGCTGATCCGCTTGCTGGTCTCCTGCTTCCACGGATGGTCCAGCAGCTTGACCGTGCACCGGCAGTTGGGATGCACCCCGGGCACGTAGACCTTGGTCTGGTTGGGCAGGGTGAACCGCTCGGTCAGCAGAGCCCGGACGTTGTGCATCGGACCGCACTGGCTGCAGACCCGCTCGTCGCGGGCGGTGATCCAGACCTTCTCGGCGGCCGGGGTGAGCTGGCCCTTGTCCTGCAGCCACATCCAGGCGATCTGCTCGGCCTGCTGGCTGATGTTGTGCTCCTCCTGGGTGGCGAAGATCTTGCTTCGCCGGCGGAAGGAGGTACCGATGTAGTCCAGCACCCGCTGCTTGAGCTTCATCGGGGTGGCGGTGGCGGCCTTGTCGGTGGCCCGGGCGGCGTACCCGGCCATCCCCCGGGCGGTCAGACCGTAGGCGTCCAGCACCCGGTCAGCGGCCACCCGTTCGGTCATCCGCCGGTTCACGAAGGTGTTGAAGCCGTTGACCAGGGCGTCGCGGGAGGACTCGTGGAAGTAGGTGCCGATCCGCTCGACATGCTGATCGGCCATCGCGTAGACCATCGACATCGGGATCTCCCCGGCCCCGGTGGCCCGCATGGTCCGGATGTACTGGTCGGCGAAGACCGGTCCCAACGCCCGGACGAACCTCGGCATGTAGAGCTGCCAGGCGAAGTCCGCCACCCCGATCAGCTTGGCCGCGGTCATCTCCCCGGTCATCTCGGCCACCTGGGCCTTGGCCGCAGTGATCACCTGGATCCTGGCCGCCAGCAGGGCGGCCTCGATCGCCTGGCTCGGCTTGGCGGCCTCCTTGAACGCCTCCCGCAGCGTGGTGTGGTCGAGGTCGGTCGGATGGAACCGGAGCTCGACTGCCGGGGTGATGCTCATGTCAGGATCGGCCCACCGGGCAGCGCCTTGCGCTCAGGCTCGGGCTGGTTGTTGTGGATGTGCCCCTCGTGCAGGAGCCGGGTCAAGATGTCCACCGTCCCCGGGTTCTGCTGGATCACCGCAGCCAGCGCCTGCGGGGTGTTCAGCCGATCCTTCTGCATGCTCAGGTCCAGGGCGAAGTTGGCCACCTGGGCATACTCCGGGTCATTGACTTCCAAGTGGTCCTTGGCCTGGTCAGCCAGGTAGGCCAGGTTCTCCACCTTCTCGACCGTGGGCTGCGCGGTGTTCGCCTCCTCGGTGGCCGGCGGGTGGAACTGCTCCTTGAACCCGCGCTGCTCATCCGGAATCCCCTGGTTGATCGCCCGGGTCCGGTGCACGGTCTCCAGGTAGGAGTCCATCGACCCCTCGTCCTTGAACACCCGGGCCAGGCTGGGCGAGTCGGAGTTGACGTTGCTGAAGACCGACTTCCTGGTCTCCCAGTCGTTCGCCTGCTCCCCGGTCAGCCCGGAGAGGGTCCGGCGGATGTTCCCGACCGCGATGACCTCCTGCTTCAACTCGTCGTCGCTCATCTGGTCCAGTGGCTTGGGGTTGACCACGCCAGGCATCTGCGCGCCGATCTTCTTGATCTCGGCGAACCGGTCGGCATCACTGGCCCCGGACTGATAGGCCCTGCCCTCGAACGCGAACGGCTTGGGGTTCCACTGCTGGTTCAGCACTGCCTCGTACGGCTTGGCCCCGATCCGTCCGGAGGCCTGCAGGTAGGCGGTGCGGATCGGCTGCATGTCTTTGTGGGTATTGGACAGCGTGTCGCCGTGCTTGGCCACGAAGGCATCGAAGTCGGCCACCGTGTCCTTGTTGCTCAGTGCGGACCGGAACGCATCCGGCCCCATGTCCAGCCACTTCTTGTCCGGGTCGTTGTCGTTCAGAGTGACGTGGCGCTGCAGGCTCTGCTGCATAGCCACTGCGGCGTCGGCGAACTTGGCCTGCTCGGCCACCGAGACCACCGGAGCCGGCTTGGCTCCCTCGGTCTTCTTCTCGCCCTCGCCCTCCTTGGGCTCCCCGGCCGTGGGCGGCGTCGGAGCCTCGGTCCGCCTGAACCGACCGGCGAAGTCGGCCTGGGCGGCCGAGATCTTGCCCGCTGCCGAGTACGGCATCTGGTGCTTGGCCCCGAATAGCCCGGCCGCAGCCGCGGTGGGCCGGATCTTGCCCGGCTCCACGTAGCCCAGGTCCGGCTCGGTCTCGATCCGCTCCTCCTCCTTGGTCGGCACCGAGTTGACCTTGATGTAGTAGGGGAACTGCTCGCGCAGGCTCTCCAGGGCGTCGGCGTAGCCCGCACCGTTCAGCCGGAACTTGTACTCCTTGTCCGCGGCCACCTGGTTCATCACCTGGGCCCGGATCTTGTTCGAGTCCGGAGCGGTCATCCCGGCCGTCCGGTTGTTCACGATCAGATCGATGTACTCCTGGGTCTCGGCGTCGATGTCGGGTGAGGACTTGTAGTCCTCGATCCGGCGGTTCACCTCGTCTCGGATCATCGCACTGGACATCACCCCGCGACCCAGCTGGTCGGCCTCCTGCCGCACCGACTGAGTGATCGCGCGGCGGACATCCGGGTCCACACTCTGCCGCTCCACCTGCTCGGACTGCACCGCGTCCAGCAGCTGCTCGTAGCGCCGAGTCATCCGGGCGGCCTTGTCGTTGTGCCGACGCCCGCCCCGGAAGTCCGGCTCGAACTCCATGGTGAAGGTGCCGGAGCGAGACACCACGGTGACGCGCCTCGCTCCGGACACCAGGCCGGTGTAGATGTCCTCGCTGGTCAGCCCGCCGACCGAGCGGTTCCGGATGTACTGGCCGCCCTTCAGGCCCTTGAGGTTCTTCAGGTTGAACGGCAGGTAGTGGTCGTCGCCGTACCCGATCGCCTGGGTGACGATCTG